GGAACTACTTACTGGATTTATTTGCATACCAGCGAATTAGGAAACGAGACTAATCATCTATATACACGGGTAGCAGCAGATGACGATACTGACTATTACGCAAGTGGTGTAGCTTTAAAACAAGACGAAGCATCTGATTGGGTAGTTCTAGGACTAGCTACTAATGAAGACTTATATTTCAGAGAATACTATGATACAACTACTATTTCTAGTTTTTCACCCAGCCTAAGTCCCAGTTTATCACCCTCTATTTCACAATCGATTAGTCCTAGTGTATCCCCTTCACAGTCTCTATCGCCTAGTTTATCACCATCTATATCAGCTAGTGTAAGTCCGAGTCAGAGTCCAAGTGTTAGTGTTTCTCCTAGTCTAAGTCCATCTGGAGAAGCTAGTGCTAGTCCAAGTATATCACCATCAGTTTCGGTATCACCCTCTGCAAGCCCTAGTATATCTCCATCAGTAAGTGTCTCGCCTAGTGTGAGTCTTTCAGTATCTCCAAGCGTAAGCCCAAGTGTATCTCCATCTGTGTCTGTTAGTCCGTCTATTTCAGCGTCAGTTAGTCCATCAGTTAGTGTTAGTGTTAGCCCAAGTGCGAGTCCTAGTGCTAGTCCAAGTATATCACCTAGTACATCACCGAGTATAAGTGTCTCACCAAGTATTAGTATTAGCGTTTCTCCATCAGAATCTCCTAGTATAAGTATTTCTGTATCGCCCTCTGAGAGTCCTAGTATAAGTATTAGTCCTTCAGTGAGTCCTTCTATATCTATTTCACCAAGCGCTTCACCCAGTATATCACCTAGTACTAGCCCTTCTATATCGGTATCTCCTAGTGAGTCGCCAAGTAAAAGTCCTTCTGAGTCACCTAGTATAAGCGCATCGTCATCTCCTAGTAAATCACCAAGTGTTAGTCCATCAACAAGTCCTAGCGTCTCTGTGTCACCATCAATTTCTCCATCTAAAAGTCCATCAATAAGTCCATCTGTGTCGGTGTCGCCAAGCATATCTCCATCTGAAAGTGTAAGTGTTAGTCCAAGTATAAGTGCTAGTGTTAGCCCTAGTATTAGTCCAAGTTTAAGTGCAAGCATTAGTCCTAGTATATCTGCAAGCGTAAGCCCTTCAGTTAGCCCATCTATATCTGTATCACCATCAGTAAGTGCTTCTATATCACCATCGCAGAGTCCGTCAATATCAATATCACCTAGCGTGTCTCCAAGTGTTAGCGCTTCTATAAGCCCTAGTGTGAGTCCTAGTGTGAGTGTGAGTCCTAGTGTCTCACCTAGTATTAGTCCAAGCGTAAGCCCAAGCGCAGCCGTATTTCAAGCAGATATTAATGTTACAACTGAAGACGCAACACTTATTGTTGAAATATATGATAGTACTATAAATGCAACTACTATATCGAAAACTATAGATGTAGAAATAAAAGAAAGACAATGAGGTAATTATGGGAGAAACAAATAGAGTCACAATAAAACAAGGGTTCGCAGGGAATCTTACTATTACTGTGCTTGATTCAAATCAAACTCCTGTTAATCTAACAGGAGCTACAATATATTTTTCAGTAAAAGCTAAGAAAGGTGACGCATCTGATCTTATCACAAAAAGTTCAAGTAGTGGTATAACTACAGTTAGCGCTGCCGCAGGTACATGTACAGTAGCTTTAACAAGAGCAGAAACATTAGCTCTAACAAAAAATGTTACAGCAGAGCTAACGTTACGTTATGCGTCTGATAACATAATACCCTCAAAAGATATAGTAATTAGTTTAACTAAAGCAGTTAACACAGGGACAATTACATAATGAGAACATTGATTTTGGCAGGTGGAAAAGGAACACGTTTACTTCCATTAACAAAGTATCACCCAAAAGTGATGACAAGTATACATGGCAAGCCTTTGCTACACTACTTGTTAAAATTATATGAAAAAGAAGATATCATACTGAGCTTGTGTTATATGAGTAAGTCTGTCAAAGGGTGGTTAAGACAGAACAAGCATTGGCCTGAGATAGTAAACGAAGAAGTACCTCAAGGACACGGAGGTGCGATACTATATGCACAGCCATTTCTAGATAACTGCAAGATGTTTGCTGTAGTGAATGGAGATACTATACATGATATAAACTTAAATCTAGTCAAAAGAAATTTTTTAAAAAGTAAAGATATAGCCATTAAAGTAAATGCTACAAACGCAGTTACTAATAAGATAGAAGGAAGTGGTGTGTATTTATTTAAGAAAGATATTTTTAGATTTCTTAGAAAGAATATACACACAGATGATATACTTAAGTGCGTTCCAACACAAGAGTTAGAGCTTAAAGATAATTATTATATTGACATAGGAAGTCATACTAACTTGAGATTCGCTAAGAACTCAAAATTCTTTCAGGAGTAGCTATGATACATAGGGCAAAAGCACCATTACGTTTAGGGTTTGGAGGTGGAGGCACAGACGTTCCACCATTTGTTAATGAAGAAGGCGGGTATGTACTCAATGTAACTATAAACAAATATGTTTATGTAACATTAGTACTCAATGATACTAAGAAGATAGGGCTTCACTCACACGATTTTGAACAATCTATCTATTATGATAGCAACTACTCATTACCTTATGATGGAAAACTTGACTTAGTAAAAGCTGTCATAAACAGAATGAGACAGTATGACTCTAAAGATATACTGAGCGGGTGTGAGTTTTATATACGAAGCGATGCACCTCCCGGAACAGGACTTGGTACGTCTAGTACTGCTGTAGTAGCTGTTATAGGAGCGTGTTTAGAAGCTCTCTGTATGCGATTAACTGAATACGAAATAGCTAATCTAGCTTGGGAGATAGAACGTGTAGATATGAGATTAGCTGGTGGTAAGCAAGATCAATACGCCGCAGTTATGGGTGGAATAAATTTTATGGAGTTTCAAAAGAATGGTGGAGTAATAGTTAATACGCTAAGAGTATCTAAGTCAGCTATTAATGAATTACAACACAATATTTTACTGTGTTACACAGGCATAAGACATAACTCGTCTGATGTAATACAAGAACAAATAATAATGACAAAAAATAGAATAAGCAATCTAAATCATTTGAAGAATATAGCTATAGCTATGAAAGAAGATTTGTTAACTGGAGATATAACAAACTTCGGCAATCTACTTTCGTTAGACTGGGATAACAAGCGACAGCTTTCTTCGAAAGTATCAAACAAAGAAATAGACGCACTAGCAGACTTGGCTTATGACGCTGGTGCAGAAGGTCTCAAGTTGACAGGTGCAGGTGGCGGTGGAGTATTAATCGTCTACTGTGACTGGAAACTTAAACCTGATATAGCGGATGTTATGCGTGAGAATGGGTGCCAAATAATTGATTTCACAATAACGAAGACAGGTTTGGAGACCTGGAGTATTAAATAAAAAGGTGGTAACATGGCAAGAACATATGATTATAGCACTCCGGATGATGATGTCCGACAGATGCTTAGCTTGGTGACTGATGAGATTGTTGACGATAGTACTGCTGAGTATTTTATTGAGAAGGTAGATAACTATATCGATACACGTCTATCACCACGTTACGATGTGCCATTTACTCAGTCAACTGCGCCACCAATCCTTACAGATATTTCAGCTAATCTGGCTGCGTATCGTATTCTTAAGAGACTTAAGATAGAAGTAAACGACAATGAACAAAACTATGTCCGTGCCTTCAAAGACGATGCGCTAAAGATGCTGGAAGAAATTGTAAGTGGAAAAGCAGACATACTTGATGCTTCTGGAAATGTTATTCAACCAAAAGGTCAAACTGGAATTCTCTCTTCAACGCTTAAATATAAACCTATATTTGACGAAGGAGATGAGAGTGCCTGGGAAGTAAGTGATGATAAAATATCAGACGAACAAGATAAATACAATACGTAGGTGTTAATATGGCTACTCCGAGTTATTCAAATCTTATAACACAAGTTGTTACAAGACTAAAACAAGACAGAAGACTTACTGCTGTAAAAGATAGAAATATCTATACAGGTAGTAATATACCACAAGTCTCAGATTGGCCAGCTATTACTGTTACCCTCGATAGAGTCGATGAAGAATGGAGAACATTCGCAGGCAGATCGGGTGGCAACAAGACAGCTATATGTACAATACGTTTGACTGTATTAGATCGTGTTGCAACTGGACAGTCTGGATATTTAAATGGCCTTTCAAGTGTTGAAGGTATAGTAAAAACAATAGACGACATTATTCAGTCAGATATGTCGATTAGTGGTGTCGCATACCAAAGTGAAACAGTAACTAAAACATTCTCGCAAGGGAATTACAACAACACGCCAGTTCTTGGCGCTGAAGTTGAGTTAATTACTAAGCTTGGGTTTGCGAGATCAAGTTAAATAGGAGGTAATAAATGGCAAATGTAGGCGCTGTTGGTTCTAATGCTCAAGTAGGTTTCGCAGAAGAAACTGTATGGGCATCTGGAACCCCAACAATAGATAACTTCATTCCTTTTCTTTCGGAGAGTTTAGCGTTAGAAAGAAATGTAGTTATGACAGATTCCATATCTGGCAAAACAGCTAGAAATATATGGAGAGAAGGCGCTGAGCGTGTAGGTGGAGATTTAAACGTAGAAGTACAGCCTGTAGGAATGTACACACTACTCAAACATGCTTTGGGTAGAGGTGCCACTGCTGGTCCTAGTGGTTCAGGCTTCTATGTTCACGATATATATCCTAGCGGCTCACTGCCTGTAGGTCTAGCTTTAGAAATAGGTAGAAGTGGTATTGCTGGTGGAACATTTACCTATCGTGGTTGTACAATCAACCAGATGGTACTTAATTGTTCTGTTGGCGATCCTTTGACTGCTACGTTTAGTTTTCTTGGAAAAACTGAAACAGCAGTACAAGCTAATCCAACCGATGCTGGTTCAAATATATCAGCTCTCAATCCTTTAACATTTGATGAAGGCGTTATTGTAATAGATGGAGTTTCGCAAGAAGTTGCAGGATTCTCTCTTACTATTAATAACAATCTCAACGAAGATAAAGGTGCGCTGGGCTCTAGATATAGAGTTGCGATACCACGTGGTGGATTTAGAGATGTAACTGGTACATTAAATCTTGAGTTTGATGACTTAGGAATGTACAGAAAGTATACTGCTGGTACAGAAACTGCTCTGAAGTTAACATTCACTTCAGATGACATGGCCGCAGGTACTCAAGCACACGTATTACAAATAGACTTACCAAGAATAGTGTTTACTGGCACTACTCCGAATGTTGGTGGTCCTGATTTAATATATCACGATATGCCATTCGTCGCTCTTTTTGATGACGATCAAGGTAACCCTGACTACAAAAATGAAGTTAGAGTTCGTGCTATTACATCAGATACAACGATATAAAACTAGCGAGGGAGTGTCACAACTTCCTCGCATAACCTCAGGGAGGTAAACATGACAAAATCATACTTAGGAGAAACAAAAGTAATAGATGTTGATGGTGAGAAAATCACTTTCAAAAGCTTTACTTATGCAGTGCAGAAACA